CGTTCTACAACCCACGACGTCGCCACGGCACTATCGGTAATATCTCACCAATCGAGTTTGAACAACGTTATTTTTTGAAGAAACAATCCGTCTAGAAAATCCGGGGCGATTCAGTTCGCCTCACAATTTGGGGCGTCGGCCTGCCCGAAACCGTTGCCCCATGAGCGCTTGATCCAGCCACTCACACCACTGCCTGGTTATGGCGTTGTGGTTAGACATTTCGCTGACTACCCATGAAATCAGGTTGGCGGTGTTTGATTTCAGGAGAAACATGTGCGGCTGCAAGCCTTCATGAAGGCCGTCGGCGTATAGCTTGCAGACAGTACCGTCGGGCTGGCTGAACTCGAACAGCGGCATGCGCGGCGGCAGTTCCGGCAAAGTGATTGTGTCTGGCTGCATGGTAATGTTCCCTATGTTGGTGTGCCGGTCTCTCCCGGCTGTCACGCCCGCACCCACGAGGCCAGAGACGCGGCGTTCCCTCTCTGGCGTCGGTGTCGTTGAAAAACTACGTCGTCACCGAGGTGATGAGGTTGAAATCCTGGACTTCTTGCGCGGTCATTTCGTCCACGTTTTTGTCTTTCGGCACCTCCATAAAATCCCAAATCCAGTCCTGTGACAGGTCTTGGGCGCCTTGGGCGTCTTGTGTCGTTTGTGCTGATGTCATGACTTTGCTCCCTGTGTGCGTTGCGGTGTGACTGCTTTGCTACTCTCTGCCCCATTACCTGGCTGGCTTCTCGCCCAGGCGGTTCTGTGAGGAGTTGGATGTATATTAGTAATCTAATTTATGATTGCCAATAGATTTCTAATTTTATTTTCTAGGGATAAACCCTGATTAAATTGCGCGTGGGGTGGCAAGCTGCTACGCTTCGCGCCTGAAGACGAGGGAGAAGGCGATGTACAAAGTGGGATGGCCGCTATGGAAGCTGGCGGCGAGGGCTGGAATACCGCTACGCTTTACGCTGGTGGTCAATTTTGACCCCGAAGCGTGTGTGTTCTGGGCGCAAAGCCCGGATTTGGACGGTCTGGTTGTTGAGGCACCCACGCTACAAGCACTGCACAAGGAAGCGTTGCAGGCGGCAGATTTATTGTTGGAATTGCAACTGTCCGCCGCGCGCGCGCCCAAACTGCACATTCGCCCGCAACTGGACATGAGCGCCCCGCTGGCAGCGGCATGAAGGTCAGATACTGTCGCGCAATATTTCAAGCCGCCACACGGCCAACGGCATCATGAAGCAAGCGGGTATCGCGCACCGCTTTTGAGGGTTTGACTATCAGTGCAAGGACACCGCCGTTTGCGCACTGACCAGGCGCTCCAAGTCTAGTGCGCTATAAATCACGGTGCGGTCTGTATAGTAGGCTGCCCGCTCAAATTGTTTTTTCCCTACTGCTATTTGACTTTCTGCTACGGCCAGCACGAATCCTGGCGACTTGTCCATCCGGTACTGCATATGAATCACCTCGGCCTCAAGCAGGCGTGTCGGCGATGTCGCGGCGATGATGATCAAGGGCTGATTGCCTTCGATAAAATGGTCGGCAAGCAGCCCCCCCGCAATGGGAAGCTCGTAATTTGAATGAAGCGGCAGGTTCAGCCGCGCGGCTACGGCCTCGATCACCGCAGCAACCCGTTCTTTAAAGTCGCCTTCTTGCCGGTCGGTTCGGCTGGTCGCCAAGGCGTAGAGTTGTTGGGCGGCTTCTGCGACCCGAAATATGTAGGGGGCAATGGGTACGCCATCAGAAACCATCGTGGCGAGGGTTTCGTTGTCGTCAAACGTAACCGGCGAATGCCAGGACAAATCCTCTATCCAACGCGCAACCGCTCGGGATCGCACATCGCCGCCGTTTGACGAGGCGTAAAAAGCAGCCTCGCCATTTTCGTCAATCTGGTAGCCGGATTCGACAGGACGCACGCGCACTACGATACGGTCTGCGCTACCGGAATATTCAAGCGGTGTCACAACACGTTGCACGCCTTTTTCGTCTTGGTGTACTTCGAAAAGCGCGCAAATTTCTTGTTTGAGGTTCATTGGCTTTTCCACAGCGCTACCCGGTCGCCAAAGGCAATCCCGCATATTTCACAGAAAGCATGTGCCAGCCGCAACCGGTCATCACTGTTGCGAGGGTCTAGATGGGCGCGGGTTTTGAGCGCCAATTCGGGCGCACCCGGCAACAGGCGATTGTTGTAGTCGATTTTAGCCGAACAGGGAATTTTGCAATGAAAGCCTTTGTGGCTGGGGTGCCAGTGGAAATGTAGCAACGGATAGTATCCCTTGTGGGCCTTGACCATGAAGTAGGCATAGAACGCGGAATCGGTCAACAACGCTCCATCCCGGTACATTATCAGGATACTATGGTCAGAGGATACCTCCATCAGCGGTGTCGCAAAGACACGGGGGCCGCCGAATGTATGAAAAGGTTTGGGAAGTTTGCCACGCTTGAGCGCTTGAAACACAGGCAGGTCCCGCAGCGTCTTTGGCGTCTCTTTGTGCGCACGCAGTTCTCGTGGTGTCATTGTCCCGTTCCTTTTTCGTCATTGAGCGACTTTACTTTTTGCGACGCTTCGCGCAGCCAGCGCAGCGCGGCGTAACGCATGGTGTTCAAGTCGCGCAGATTGTCTTTGTCGGCCCAGGGGGGCAGCGGCGCGTCGAATTCTGACAAGGCAAAGCGCGCCACTTCGCGGGATTCTTCGTTGGCGGACTGCCAAGCCGCAATAAGCCATTGATACTCTGGCGTTTGGGACGGCTGATAGACCGCCATCGGGTATTCGGCAAGCCCTCCCCTCTCTAGCCAGTCTGGTGACACTTCAAGCGCCCTGGCGATGGCGACGGTGTGCTTGGAGCCTTTGTTGGTTCCGGCCTCGATTTGACCGATCAGCCCTTGTGTGACCCCTGCCTTGCTGGCAAGCAAATGTTGCGAAAGCCCTAAGGCTTTTCGCCGTTCCCGGATACGGTTGCCTATGGTCTCTGTCATAACGGTAGGATATTAGAAAACTAAATTAGTGTGCTATTGACAAAACGGATTAGGTGTCTAATAACCTCGGCATGGCAAATCAATGGCACCTATTGATCCGTAATCTTTTGGATGCGGGGATGACACAAACGCAAGTCGCCGGGGCTATCGGCGTCACGCAAGGCGCTGTGTCGCAAGTCCTGAACTCTGGCGGGAAGCGCGGTTTCGGCTTTGTCGCCGACAATGCGCTCATTCATTTGCATTCCCAACTCTGTGTACCTACCGCCAACGGTCAAGTCACGCGCGCCGAGCTTCGCGCCGACGCACACGAGATTTGGCCGGATGTGCCAGCGCCTGGGGTAAACCCCCATCCAGCGGTGATGACCTCTTGCGAGACCGACAATGGCTAAAGTCAGGCAAACCCACAGACAACGCAAAAAGGCGCTGCGCAAGAAAATGGCCCGCTTGCTGGCACACAACATGTTTTGCGAAGAACTCGACAGGTGGATTGAAGACACTAAAAATCGACACCAGCGGCTGCTTTGTACGCTAGCCGAATCTGCCGATACGCCTGTTGCATCCCGTCCAGAAGGGAATCAGTGATGGCAAACGGCAATGTCGGATCGCGTTTTTCCACCCTGCCCTCTATGGCCGGAAACGCCCTTGCCAAGGTTTGTTTGCCTGCTGGCGAGGCTGCCAGCAGTTCCCCGATGCAACCGGCCAGTACGTACAACTGGCCTGTGGCGGCGACATGTTGCCGTTCCAGGTTGCGGATGCTTTCTTCCAGTTGCCTGATTTTCGTTTCCATGTCCCGTTCCTTTCTGTTGTGTGCAAGTTGTGAGAGACCCAATCATACCGGCCTGGGGCGGGACGCCTTTTTAATGTCTGGCCCGGCTGCGGGCGCAGACAGCAAGGAGTGTTGCCATGAGTGAAGTCACGATTACCGTCAAATCTGCGGCAGAGGTCGAGGTGCAGAGGCCAGCATTGTCGCCTTACGAACGCAAACAGATTGTGAGCGCTGCAATAGAGGCTGCGAAGGCGACGGCAATTTCACGTGGCAGTATCGGTAGCCATGACACAGTGAACATGTATGCCATATTGGCAGCCAGAGCGGTTGCGCTGGCTGCACTGGCTGCGGTCAAGGCGTTGGGTCCAGACACTACGCCAGGGCGTGCTTTGCCTTGAGTTCGTTGTACTTCCGCGAGAACGCTACCGCCATGTTTGCCAGTTCTTGACCTTTGATGTCGTTTACACCTGCTTCGAGCTTGAGCAAGCCAGGCTGGGCTTTGAGGATTTCGACGAACAGGTTCACGCCCTTGTCGAAGTCTTCTGAAGAGATTTTTTCGTTCATGACAGTTCCCTGGTGAGGATTTAAAGATGTTTGGAACCGCCTTTATAGCCGAACCAATGGAACTGTCGCCCTTTTCAAGTAATGCCGTCATGAGGATGCTCCGCCAGTGAATACGCCGCCAGTGTCGCCCGCACACGCTGAAAGCGCACGCAAGAACGAGCGGCTTATCTTGCGCAGTCTTGCAAGCTACGGTCAGGCCCATGTGGCGCAGGCGCTGGACGTGTCGGAATCGACGGTGAGCCGCTGGAAGGATGGCGAGATTGCGCGCTGGGCGCAGTGCTTGGCCGTGCTGGGCTTGAAGGTGGTGCCTGCCGAACACCTTTTGTGCAGTCCCAAGATGATTGAGGCGCTGTTGACCTTTGCCCGGCAGCGCGTGGCGCAACTCGATAACGTGGAGCAATTGCAGTGGGAAGAAGAGTTATGAACAAGCCAGAAAACGACACGCCCGCGCCGGAAAACCCCGACAAGCGCATCCCCATCGGGCCGCTGGATTGTTGAGATGACGAACCAGCGCTACCCGCTCACCGACTCCGCAGCACGGCGCGACGTGAATCAGACGATGAACCCGGCCATCAATCAGGCGTGCAACGTCTCCAGCACAACCTTGGGCGCACGCGCGGCGAGCGTCAAAAGCGCCGCCGCCGGGCCGGATGGGGTGCGCCGTCGTTGCTCCCAGTTTTGCAGGGTTTTGGGACTGACCCGCAAGAGCCGCGCGAAGTCGCGTTGCGATAAGCCGGTTTTTTCCCGCGCAGCACGCGCGTTAGGCGCGTCCGGTTCGATGACGAAGACGCGCGAGGGCGGCATGCGTCCGTGCACGATGTCGTCCATTTCGTGCACGCTTTGCAGCAAGTCGGCAAACAATTCCTTATCCATCATCGCTCCAACGTTCAACAACAGCGCGCAGGGCTTGACGCTGCTCATAGGTCAAATCAACCTGGTCGTTTTTGGCGTACAGCATGAGCAGGCCAATACGGTCACGGTCGTTGAACCAGTAATAAATCACCCGCGCCCCGCCGCTTTTGCCGCGTCCCGGCAGGGCGAGGCGTACTTTTCGCAAGCCCCCGGTACCGGCGATGACATCGCCCGCTTCCGGGTTGCGCATCAACATGGCCTGAAATTCGGCGTAGCGGTCATCGTCCAGCAGCTTGAGCAACTGGCGCGTAAACAGCGCCGTTTCGATAAAGACCATGACAGCGATTGTACGTCAAAGGCGTATGGCTGCCAATCACTGCACGATAAGGAGCAAGCCCATGGCTAACCCGTGGTTCAAGATGCACGCGGATTTTTATCACGACCCGAAAGTGCAGACGATGAGCGAGGCGATGCAGCGGCGGTTGCTGATGCTGTTTTGCCTGCGTTGTTCAGACGAACTGGATCGGCTGACCGATGAGGAAATCCAGTGTGCGTTGCGTATCAGCGCGCGCCAGTGGCTGGCAACCAAAGCATTGTTCGTCGAAAAAGGATTTATCGACGAAGACCTGAACGTGTTGAACTGGAACAAGCGCCAGCATATTGACGATGACGGCCTGACACCAGAAGACCGGCGCAAAGAGCAAAGCCGGGAGCGCACAAGACAATGGCGCGAACGTCACAAAGATAGCAACGGTGAAGCGATGGTAACGCAGCGTGACGCTGCGTGTGACGTTACCGTAACGTCACCGAAACGTCACGTGACGCTACCAGAAACAGATACAGAAACAGATACAGAAACAGAGGGAACTGATAACGCATTCGGGCCAAGCCCGAATGCTGCGCACGCGAACGTCACCGTGACGTCACATGTGACGCAACCTGTGACGCAACCTGTGACGCAAGAGCCGTCACATGACAAACCGCCCAAGGCTGGGCGTAAAAAGCCGGACAAGGGGCAGGTGCTCACCGTCGATGACGTGGTGGCCGAAGGTGCCGCGCGCCAGTACGCGCAGGATTGGATGACAGCACGGCGTGCCAAGGGCGTCGGGTTAACCCGTTCGGAACTGGAGGCCAACAAGCGCGAAGCAACCAGCGCGGGGATTTCGTTTGCGCAAGCGGTGCAAGTCTGCGCAGAAAACGGCTGGCGCGGTTTCAAGGCTAGCTACTACGCCAATCTGCAAAACCGCAACAGCTTTGCGCTGGCGCGCGCCAGTGCGCCAAGCCACACGCCGGGCGCGCCGATTGCGTTGGTGCGCGGCGACACGATGCAGTCGGCAGACCTTGCCAGAGAGTTGCTCTTCCCCCCGCAGGCTGCGCCTGAACATGGAGAAAAAAATCATGCAACAGGCTGATTTCGATAATTTCGTGGTTGTGCTCGACGCCACGGCGAGCATGTACGGCAAAAAATTGCCGCATCCCGTCATCATGCTGTGGTGGGAGGCGCTGCAAGCCTACGACCTCGCCGCCGTGCGCGCTGGCCTGAACCGTCACGTGCAAAACCCGGACACCGGCCAGTTCATGCCAAAACCTGCCGACGTGGTGCGCATGCTCGCCGGGACCACCCAGGACGGCGCGCTCGCCGCGTGGGCGAAGACTGACCGGGCGTTGCGCTCAATCGGGCCGTACCAGTCGGTGGTGTTCGATGACCCCATCATCCACGCGGTGATTGCTGACATGGGCGGTTGGGTGGCGCTAGGCAACAAGACCGAGCGCGATTGGCCCTTCATCGCCCGCGAGTTCGAGAACCGCTACCGCGCCTACCGCACGGCGGGGCAGCTTGACGCCTACCCGCCGGTGCTGGTCGGCATCGCGCAGGCGCAAAACGAATCCCAGGGGCTACCCGCGTCTGCCCCGGTGTTGATTGGCGACCCGGAGCAGGCAGCAAAGACGCGGCTATTTGGTCGCGAGGCGCGCGCAGTGCCGTGGCATCGGCCCGGCCAATCGCTGCCTGCCCCGATGCCTGACACCGCCAGCACCACCACGCAGCCCAATCTGGCGTTGCTCAACAGCTAGGGCCTCATGCTGATATTCGATCTCCCCTGGCCGCCATCGGTCAATCGCTATTGGCGTCATATCAGCCGTGGCGCGCTGGCCGGGCGTGTGCTGATCAGCAAACATGGCCGCGAGTACCGCCGCACCATCGTCACCGAAATAGCCCACCTGCGCCTGCCACCACTCACCGGGCGATTGGCCGTCCACGTGGACGCTTACCCGCCAGATAAGCGAATCCGCGACCTGGATAATATCGTGAAGGCGCTGTTCGATGTGCTCACCCACGCGGGTGTGATCAACGACGACGGCAACATCGACCATTTCAGCGTGACGCGACGCAACACAACCGCTGGCGGATTGGTGCGGGTACAGATCAATACGGTGGATGAGGCGTATGCAGCGATTGCGTGACGTTGATGATTTCCCCGTCGGTACGCAGGTAGTCACACCCATGGGACGATCCGGCGTGGTGATTGCGCACAAGGGCGCGATGAGCCGCTTCGATGCGCACGAGCGTTGCGTGATCCGTTATCAAAACGGTGGCGGGCGCGACCGCGAGACGGTGGAACTGTTGCCGCACTTGTTGATCCGGACCGCAGATGGCCCCCAGCGGGAGTTGTTTGAATGAGCGATGCCGACACACAGCCAGCGAACGACAAAAAATCCAGAAAAATCGCAGGCTTGAACCGTGCCGGACGCCCCAAGGGCGTGCTGAACAAGGCGACGGCACAGATTCGCACGCTGGCGCAGCAGCATGGGCCAGATGCGATTGCGGTGTTGGTCAAGCTGATGCACGAGGGCGAGATGGAGCGTACGCGGGTGGCAGCGGCGACCGAGTTGCTGGACCGGGCGTACGGCAAGTCCACGGCGTCGATAGACCATACGAGCGATGGTGCGCGATTGCCGGGCGGGGTGTTGGTGGTGCCTGCCGGGGTGCCGGTTGAGGATTGGGAGCGGCTAGCGGCGTCAAAGGGCAATGCGTGATGGATGTCTGGAAACCCAACGGCGGGCCGACCGGGTCGCAGTCGCTGTTTCTGACCTGCCCGATTTTTGAGTGCCTGCTCGAAGGCGGGCGGGGCGGGGGCAAGACCGATGCGCTCCTGATGTCGTTTGCGCAGCATGTGGGGCGCGGCTTCGGGCAAGCCTGGCGCGGGGCGCTGTTCCGCCTGACCTACCCGCAGTTATCCGACGTGGTGGCGAAGTCGCGCCGCTGGTTCAACCTGATTTTCCCGGAGGCGCAATTCAACAAGGCTGCCCACGAGTGGACATGGCCGACGGGCGAGGCGCTGCTGTTCCGTCATGGCGCGAGCGAGGAAGATTACTGGAACTATCACGGCCACGAATACCCGTGGCTGGGGTTTGAGGAGTTGACCAATTGGCCGAGCCTGGCGTTTTTTTTGTCGATGCAATCGACTTGCCGCTCATCGCATCCGCATGTCCCGCGCATGGTGCGCGCGACGTGCAATCCCTTCGGGCGCGGCCATGGGGCGGTAAAGGAGCGCTACAGATTGGGCGTGGGCGGGGTGCCTGCGGGCGTGGTGATACGCGAACCCGACCAGCGTCCGCGCGTGCGCATTCATTCGGAGTTGGAAGAGAACAAGGCGTTGCTCGCCGCCGAGCCGGATTATCGCGCGACGTTCATGGGGTTGACCGACATCAACCGTCGCCGGGCGTGGTTGAACGGCGATTGGGACATACACGTAGGGTCGTTTCTGGAAGGGGTGTGGGATACGCGGCAATGCGTGGTTGCCCCGTTTGCGATTCCGCCCGCCTGGAAGGTATGGAAGTCGATGGATTGGGGGTTTGCGCGCCCTTACGCGGTGTATTGGTTTGCGATGGACCATGACGGTGTGATCTACGTCTGGCGCGAACTGTACGGCGCGGGCGAGGGCGAAAACGTCGGCACACGGGAATCGGCCAGTGAGGTCGCCGCCAAGATCAAGGAGGTGGAAAAGCACGATGCGCGGCTGGGCTACGAGTACCGCCAGAATCTGGCCGACCCGAGCATTTTTGCCAGAACCGGTGCTGACCGGTCGATAGGCCAGATATTCCGGGACGCGGGCGTGCGCTGGCAAGAGGCGTGGAATGGCCGGGGGGCGCGGGTCAATGGCGCGCAGGAAATTATCCGGCTGCTCACGCAAGGGCAGCTAAAGGTGTTCCAGACGTGCAAACACCTGATCCGCACGGTACCGGCGCTCGCCCCTGATCATTTGAACCCGGAGGATGTCGATAGCGACGCGGAAGACCACGCCTGGGATGCGCTGCGCTATGGCGTGATGCGCCGTCGGCGCGTGCCGGAAGAGGCACATCAAGAAAAATCCGCCGACCCCGAGGCGCGCACGTATCCTGATGCGGATGGAAATTTCAGGATTGGCTACCATGAGTGATACGAGCATGAACGAGGCGAATCAAGCGCCCGGGCCGCCCGTGCCCGGCGAATTGGCAAAGCCCGAGCCGACCGAGTTGGGCCGCCAGTGGGCGCGCACCCTTACGGCGGCGCGCAAGCATTGGGAAAAACTGCACAAGCGCATCGAACACAACCGCAAATTGGTGGCCGGGTTCAACTGGCAGCAAGACCCGACATCCGGGCGCTTTATCGACCCGCGCGCCAATCTGATTTTCAGTACCGTGCAGGCGACGTTGCCGAACATTTACGCGCGCAACCCGGATGTGTCGGTCACGGGCAATTGGAAAAACAGCGATACGAAACTCTTTTGCGAGACGCTGCAAACGGTATTGAGCCGTCAGACCCGGCGGGCGAACCTGAAACGCCGCGCCAAGATGTCGGTCATTGCGGCGCTGGTCAGCTATATGGGCGTGCTGAAGGTGACGTATCAGCGCGATATGGAGGAGGACGCGCTGATTGCCGAGCGCATCCCCGATACGCAGGACAATATTCTGGCGCTCGATGAGGGCGTGCGGCTGGTAGAAGACCCGCAGGCGCGCGACCTGGCCGAACTGCATACCGAGCAATTGCGCGAAATCATCGAGGGCGTGGACGAGCAATCCGAGGTGGTGGCCGCTGAAGGGCTGGTGATAGACCGGGTGTTGACCGAAAACCTGTTGATCGATCCGTCGGTGTGCGAATTCTACGATTACGAGCACGCCGATTGGCTGGCGCAGTGTGTGCCGATGAAGCGGGGGGCGGCGCAGGCGCGCTTCAAGGTCGATTTGAGTGGCGCGAAGGTATTCAAACCCGATGGTCTGGGCGGCGTGCCGATGCCGGGTGAGGCGCAGCCGCTGGCGTTCGATGCGCAAGCGGGCGGCAAGGCGTCAGACGATGACATGATTTGCGTGATCGAAATCTGGGATCGCGTGGCGCAGCGCGTGCATACGATGGCCGACGGGTGCGAATTTTTCGTGCGTGATTCGTATTCGCCGCCGCGCGCGGGCAACCGCTGGTATCCGTTCTTTTTGTTGCCTTATGCGGTGCTCGACGGTCAGTTCGTCGCGCCGTGTCTGGTCGATTTGACCGAAAAATTGCAAGACGAGCACAACAGCACGCGCGACAAGTTCGCCGCGCACCGGGAATTGAACCGCCCGGGCTGGATTGCGTCGGCAGACACCAATATGAAAACGCTCACGCGCCATGTCGATGCGCTCCTGGGCGAGGTGGTGCTGATTGATGCCGAGGGCAGGCCGATCAATCAGGTCATCGTGGGCGGCATCAATGCGGCAACTGCCACCTGGTGGCGCAACTTTGCCAACACCGGCATCAATACCGCCACACGGGGCAACGTGTCAGACGCCATGAATGCGGCATGGCGTCATTGCATCCGAAACGGCGGCGCGCCGGACTTCATTCTGGCAGGCACCGCCTTTTGCGACGCCTACGCGGCAGACATCACACTCACCCAAAACACCGAGGCGGGCAAAGCCAAGACGGTAGACCTGGGGATTGGCACGGGCGGCAAGACGGGTCTTTTTTTCAAGGGCGTGGAGATCATCTGGGATCCGGTCTTCGAGGTGTTGGACGCACTGGAAACCCCGGCTGTGCCTTGGGAAAAACGCGCTTACCTGTTGAACATGCGCCACCTGGGCTATCGGGACAACGACATGAACATCGTCAAGCCCACCCGCCCGCACGACGTGCTGGCGCTGTACCTGATGGTGATTTTGCGCATGGCGTTGACGACCAACCGGCGTAACGCCCACGCGGTGCTCGCCATTCAGTAAATCCGCCCTGGCCGGGCCGGTCAAGCGCGACCGGCCCGCATTACCACGAGTTCTATGGAGCCACCCATGCAAACCCTTATTGCCCTCATCACCGCGCAAGTGCGCCGCGATGCACAGACCACCACGCCCGTGACGGTGCTGGCGCACGAACTGCCCCTGCTGTACGACCTCTACGGACGCGAAAACGTCACCCTCGATGAGACGGCGGGCCAGACGCACCCGGTAGACGCCGACGGCGAATACCAGCGTCTGGCCAACAAGTACGGC